CTGAAAATTTAATAATGAAGTGGACATGCTCCTCTGGGCATGAAACAGTGCATAGGATTGGATGATATAAAAATGGATAAGCTTATTGTTGCTCCTCAAATTGTTGTCTATAAAAACATTTTTAAAAATTCTCAACAGCTGATAGAGCTTCTTGAAATAGATAAAGAAGATTCTATTTTTGATCCATGGAGACAGTGGTACCAGCAGGGATTTAGAAAAGATGTAGTCTTTGATTTAAATAAAAAATACACAGACACACAAGAATCCTTGTATCTAAAAGATGTTTGCGATATTGTAAATTTTATAAGAAAAGATTACTTTGATGATTTTGAAAAAGACAAAGGAGTCTGGCCTAGTTTTATTAATAACTGGGAGGACTTAAAAAAACCACAGGACGTATTCTACCTAGACTATTTTAGGTACGTAAAGGAGCAAAACCATTACTCTGATAAAAATTTACTAATGGAATACCACGTAGACGAGTTCCCAGTAGTGAATGAGGCTAAGACAAGAAGACATGTTTTGACAATTAACTTTTATCTAAACAATGAATATAGCGGTGGAGAGATCTCTGCATATGACTCTATATCAAATAAAAGCTACACGTATAAGCCACAGCCAGGAGATGCAGTTGTAATGCCATCTACAGAGCCTTTCTATCATGCGGTAAAAGGATTTGAGGGCTCCGATAGATACTTCCTAAGATCATTCATAGATTATAGAATGGATTCCGAAGAGGAATGGGTTTCTAAATATAGACTAAGTTATGCTGGCAGAGACAAAGAAGTACAGCAGCATGAAGACGATTATGTTTCAAATGATTTACAGATGATAACAGTTTCCTCTGCAGAAGAAGTTATAGTTGGTGATTGACTTGTCAGAAAGATCAGAAGTTAAAAGAGACGGCGCTAAAGCTCAAAAAAATAGTGGCAGGGGAGACTATCAAAAAGGAGATGCACAGTGGAATCAGTTCCTTGTTGATTATAAAGAGGCTTCAAAATCATTTACTCTTAATAAAGATGTTTGGTCAAAAATATGCACTGACACATTTAAGGTGAATAGAGATATGTATCCAGCGCTAAAGATTATTATAGGAACAGAGTCAAAGGTAAGGCTTGGAGTTATAGAGTGGGCAATTTTAGAAGAACTTATTGAGTTTTGGGAGGCAAATAATGTATAAGGTAGAGGGTTACAAAGACAATGAAAGACTGGTATCAGCAAAAATAAGGCCACTTGGCCCTAAGCGTGACTGGATGCATTCTATGACATACAATTGCACACCGATAACAGTTGCAAATTCATTAGGTTATGGAATTTATTTTGACGAGGATATTTCTTTTTCTTGGGACGGAGACAGAAAAAACCCAGCGGAAGCAATTTTAGGAAAGCAGTACGTGTGGTCAGGCCGTGGAGAAGGAACAGTTAGCTTTAATACAAACTTAATATTAAGAACTGATCCAGAGGTAAGTATGCTAACCATGCCAGTACCAAATGAATTTATAGACGGCGCAGAAGTTATAACAACAGTTTTATCGACATCAGTATTTACTGGTAGCTTTCCTATTGTGTGGAAACTGCATGAGGCTAACAGGGAGTACTTCGTACCAGCTGGGACAAATGTTGCCTGTGTTCTTCCCATATCTATATCACAGTTTAAAGACTCTAACGTAGAAGTTTTTCCAGGGATCTATCCACCAGATAAAAGAGTTCAAGATAGACAAGAATATTTAGATGTAATTCAAGAGGCTGTTCTGGCTGGAAAGCCAAGGCTAAAGATGTATAAAAAAGCTATTGATGAAAAGGGAAATAGTTTAGGTTATCATGAGTCTGATAATGTAAAAATGCATGTTACGTATATGGAGGACAACAAGTGACTATCTTTTTATTAGGATTAATGCTAGGATTTACTATTGGGTATCCGCTTGGATTATTCATTGACAAATTAGATAAAAGGATTAAAGATGGCGGAAGATAAGAACACACTACAATTAATTAGTGATATAACAGAGTTCAATGATCTGCATGAATATATGCAAGATGAGCACCTAGATAAGGCATTGGCTATCGTTGTTAAGCTATTAATGACGCCAGATGTACCTTCATCAAAGGCCCCAATGCTCATAATGGAGCTTCAAGCAATGTCTACCAAGTTTGCAGTGATGTCTTCTGTCTATTCAACTATTGCTAAAGATAAAGCGGGAACAGTAAATAACAATAAGAAGAACGTATATTACTCAGTAAAGGAGTCCATAGACAAACTTGTAGATGCACTTAAGTATGTCGTTAGGTACAACTCATAAATGGCTAGAGATATTGTAAAGAACCTCAAGTTTAAAAAACATACTGGAAAGTTTTTTGATCCAGAAAAGTTTGCCTCATTACTTGATGAGTCATATCGCAATACTAAAAGAGCAGATGGGCAGATGACAAAGAAATCATTTAGCCCAAGTTCACTTGGATATGGACATGGCACATGCCCTAGATATTGGTATATGGCTTTCTCGGGTGCAGTTTTTATTGATGATAACGATGCTGTTGCCGTAGCTAATATGGCTCAGGGCACCCAGGCACACGAAAGACTACAGAAACTTATTGCTACTATGCCAGAGTGGAAAGCAGAAGAAGAAGAAATTATTAATGAGTATCCTCCAATCAGGGGCTTTATAGATCTAATTATGGAGTACGATGGCGAGACTGTAATTGGTGAAATTAAAACGGCTAAGCAAGAGGTTTGGGACACTAGACAGTCAGAGATGAAGTCGTCAGCAAATCATATGCTTCAGCTCTTAACCTACATGAAGCTAAAGAATGCCAAAGAGGGTTTCTTTCTTTATGAAAATAAGAATACCCAAGAGATATTAATTATTCCAATTTCAATGAATGAAAAGAATAAAGCAATAATTGAAGAGGCTTTTGCATGGATGGAGCAGGTATGGGACAACTTTCAAAATGGAGACCTCCCAGTAAGACCAGCGGGATCTACAAAGTCTAAGATGCCTTGCACCTATTGCCCAGTTAAAAAAGCTTGCTACGACAAGTCTGGGCCAGTCGGAACGGTTGAGATAGATTTATATAAGGTGCCTAAAATATGATTTGTGCCAATACAGAATGCGCTAAAGATTTTGATGCCAAGACGCACAATCAAAAGTATTGTACTGATGAGTGTTGCCGAATTGCTACAAACAAAAGAATCATGGAGAAATACTATGAAAAGAAGGCTATCAAAAAGGGTGCCGTAAGGCTTTGTAAAAAATGTAAGTCTCAATTAAGCAGGTACAACTCAGATGATATTTGCTCATCATGTCTTAAAAAATCAAATGTTAAATTAAAGAATCTGTTGCAGGGGATAGTTGATGAAATTAGCTAGCCTTGTAAAGACTAAAGCTTATAGAGTTCTCGGTATAGATGCATCTACCAATTCTATTGCTTTTTGTTTAATGGAAAATGATATACCTTTAAAATGGGGTAAGATAAATTTAGTTGGTGAAGACATATACGAAAAAATTTACGATGCAAAAAACAAAATGTCAATGATGTTAGATGAACTTAAGAGTGATTACATAGTTGTAGAAGGAGCGATACTTGTCAGATCCCCAGATGCTGTGATAAAATTATCTTATGTTTATGGGGTTGTTATCGCTGAGCTTATGTCTACTGGAGCAAAAGTAATTACGATTAGCCCTTCTGCTTGGCAATCATATATTGGTAACAAGAACCCTACAAAAGAAGAAAAGTCTGCAATAAGGATAGCCAATCCAGGATATGCAGAATCCTGGTATAAGAATCAATTAAGAAATATGAGGAAGCAAAGAACTGCTGACTACTTTAATAAGAAATATGGTTTAGAAATTGTGGATTTTGATGTTGCAGATAGCTTTGGTATTGCACATTATAGTAACCAGGTGCTTACTAAGCGATGAAGCTATATCAGAGTAAAGAATGGCTATACAGAAGGTATGTAGTACAAAAGAAAACAGTTACAGAAATAGGTAAAGAGTGCGGTGTCTCTGCTATGACTATACAGAGATATTTACAAGAGTTTGGATTGTTAAGAAAGAAATGACAGGTTACCCAAATAAAGACGGCGGATATCAGGCTTGGATAACTGACCTTCAGCTAATTGCAACAGAAGCTCCATCAGGACATAAAATTATTGTAGAGTGTCTAGAGACAGCAGAGATGCTAATTAAAAAGAATATATCATATGGAAACTCAGCGCTAGATCCCATTCGTATATTTTCAAAGGCGGATTCAAAAGAGCAGATCCGTGTACGTATTGACGACAAACTAAATAGAATTCAAAACGACAAAGCCTTCCCAGGAGATAACGATATTGATGATTTAATTGGATATTTAATTCTTCTTAAAATAGCCAACAAGTCTTAGTCAACTAAAACATGGTATAATTTATATTATGACAGAAATAGAGCCAGCGGTGCATTTTGATCGCATGAATAAGGTTGTAGAAGAACTCTTAAAAGGAAATTCAGCAACTCAGATAGCCACACTCACAGGATTCTCCAGAAAAGAAGTATTGGAGTATGTTGACGAATGGAAGTCTGTGGTCCACAATGACGTGAACATGCGTGACAGGGCTAGAGAAGCTATATCGGGTGCAGATCAACACTATGCAATGCTTATAAAAGAAGCCTGGAAAACTGTAGAGGATGCAGATACGCAAGGTCAATTAAATATAAAAGCGGCATCACTAAAACTAATTGCAGACATAGAAACAAAAAGAATAGCAATGCTTCAGTCTATTGGAGTTTTAGAGAATTCACAAATTGCATCCCAAATTGCAGAAACAGAAAGAAAGCAAGAGCTTTTGGTTGGAATTCTCAAGGAAGTTACTGCTGGATGCCCTAAGTGTAAGATGGATGTAGCAAAACGCTTATCTCAAATAACTGGTGTTGTCGAATCAATTAATGTAGATGAGGTAGAGGTTATAACCAATGTTCAATAAAGATGGTTTCACGGAGATAGGCGAAAACATATTTGTATATAAAAATTTTATGTCGGACGAAGAGTGCGAATCAATAATGAAAGATATACTTAGCCTGTCAGAAGATTCTTGGGAGGCACCTTTTTTGGCAACAGCAAAAGATTATTTTGCTAGCAATAAACAAACTGAATCAATAAGGGCCGTTAAAAAAAGAATAGGCGCCTTGATGGATGAAGGATACTATGCTACCCCTGGAGGAAGAGCGTCAAAGCTTTTAAAAGGTGCATCCAGAAGGCCACACGCAGACATATATCAATTTCAAGATGTTGTTGAGGCATCGGAAAAGTATGTCGAAGGAGAAGATTTTGATCTAGCAGATCTGATAACACACGGAACAATAATTTATTTTAATGATTTTGATGGCGGAGAAGTTTTCTACCCAGAACAAAATAATTTAGAGTACAAACCAGCTAAAGGCGATCTAGTCGTTCATAGCGCAGAAGAAAAATGTAAACATGGAGTTAAAGAAATACTAAGCGATGTCAGATATTTTTCTGTAGGACATTTTTTTAAATTTGTTAAGGTTCCTAAAGGACATAGCTTTAGAAAGACACCACTAGAAAATCTTAGGGGGTAGCAGATGTCGTTTGATTTTTCAGACCTAATTGATATATTAGATGGAGAAGAGTTTGAAGAAAAGCCAGTAGACCTAAGAACATTTGTCAATGACCCAAATTACCTTGGACTTCCACCATTATCAGATTATCAGTATACACTCATAGAAAAAAGCTCACAGATATATAAAGAGTCTACATTAAAAAAATTATTTGGAGAAGATGAAGGATCAATTAGATTTAAACAAACCGCAAATGAAGTTGTGGCGCAGCTAGGAAAAGGTTCTGGAAAAGATTATTGTTCAACTATCGCCGTAGCATATATTGTATATCTTTTGCTTTGCTTAAAAGACCCAGCAACTTATTATGGCAAACCACCAGGAGATTCTATTGATATTATTAATATTGCAATAAACTCGCAGCAAGCAACCAACGTATTTTTTAAAGGCTTTAAAAGCCGTATAGATAAGTCTCCATGGTTTGTAGGAAAATACTATTCAAAAGCTTCTGAAATTCAATTTAGCAAAGCCATAACAGTACACTCGGGCCACTCAGAAAGAGAGGCTTGGGAAGGGTATAACGTTATTGTTGTCATTCTTGATGAAATTTCTGGATTTGCAATTGAAAATACTACTGGGCACGATCAAGCAAAAACAGGTAGCGCTGTTTACGATATGTATAGAGCCTCAGTAGACTCAAGATTCCCTGATTTTGGAAAGGTAATTCTACTATCATTTCCCCGATTTAAAAATGATTATATTCAGCAAAGATACGATGCTGTTGTTGGAGAAAAAGAAACCGTAGTTAGAGAACATAAATTTAAAATGTATGAGGAACTTCCAGACAACACAGTGGGAAATGAGTTTGAAATTCAATGGGAAGAAGACCACATTTTGTCTTATAAAATTCCTAAAGTCTATGCGTTAAAACGCCCAACCTGGGAAGTAAACCCAGTAAGAAAGATTGATGATTTTAAAACAGCATTCTACACAAACCCAACTGATGCTCTTTCAAGATTTGCATGCATGCCCCCAGATGCAGTAGATGCATTTTTTAAATCAAGAGAAAAA